GCTGGCAGCCCTTCTTGACCGCTGCGACTGCGGCGTTAGCGGCAGCAAGAAGGGTTAGTGGGTCAATTTATTCCTCCAACTCAGGCATCGGCGCCATAGTGCCTTCAGTCACCGTACCACGCACTGCGCCGCGTGCTGCGCCGCTGGTTAGGTCATTGATAGCGTCGTTGACCCACTGAATGCCGTACTTCTTGCCGATATTCATCGCTTCGTTGATCTTGGTGGCGTCAAACTTCTGAATCTTGGGCGACACCGCCGCGAACACTTTAATAGCGTCAGAAGGGTTCAGTAGCAGCGCTTTCAGCTTCTCTTCCGTCGCCTTAGACGCAGCGTTCGCCCAGTACTTACTAAACAGCGAGGTCACCGCGTAAACGGGGCCAGATACTGGGTTGTAGATGCGCGAGATGATTTGCTCTGGCGGCACGCCGGTCAACTCTTCGATCGGTGTGCGCGGCACAGTTTCACCACGGAAGGACACTTGCGTCGGGTCTTTGGATAGCCGCTCGGCAGCCACCGCGAAGTCGGCCACTTTCTGCGCATACGTCGGGCCGAACACGCGGTTGAACACGGCTGCGCGGTTACGGTCGTTCAGCATACCGACCGGGTCAGCCGCGCGCACGATGTCGTCCAGCATGTAAGACCGCACGGCGTTCACGATATCTTTGTTTGCGCCGTACTGGTTCAACAGTTTGTTAGTGAAGCTGCGGTCGCTATACATGCGCGACACCAGCTCTGCTGGGTTAGAAAAGCCACGGTCACGGATGAGCTGCTCACCGGCTACACGACGGAAGTTAGCTTCAAGCGCCGCTTTCTGGCCAAACAGACGTTGGACGTCGTTCACTGTGCCGCGTAGCTCATCTTCCAAGCCTGGGATGAGCGTCATCGCACTGCGGTTCTTGGCCAGCCACTTGTTGGCCGCTTTAGGATCGATGACGTCGTTCTTTAGCGCTGCGCGGCTGAAGCTGTCGTAAAACGCGTCTCTAGCAACGCGCACGCCGTCTTCGCCTGTCGCGCGGATAAAATCATCCACGTTAGACTTGTTGCCAATGATGGCCGGCGCGATCTGTTCGACAAACTTCTTGCGATCGACGTTCTTTAGCGTCTCGCTGCTAAACGGCAGTCCGACCTTTTCCAGATAGGTTCTGTCAGCGTTGCGATACGCTGCCACAAACTCTGGGTCCAGACTGTCAATGTGGCCCGACACGCGTGTCTTCAACTCAGTCAACAGACGAATATCGGCAGGGTCGTTCGCCTTGCGCAGTTGCTTGTTGATCTCGCGCTTGAGCGAATCCAAATCCTCAACCGTCGCTTCGGCAAACTTGACGCCCGCTGGCGTCGCCGGTACGCCTTCTGCGGTCAGAATAGCGCTTGGCTCGGTTTCCGTTGGACGGAAACGTGTACGCACTTTGTTGTAAATGCCAGGGAAGGTTTTGAAGATATCCGACGCCTGCGTACCCGCGACAAAGTTGTAGATGTCGTCAACCGATCCGGCAGGAAGCGTTACGCCTTTGGTCTTAGCGACGTTAAACGCTTCGGTGTAAAGCGGGCGCACTTCAGCAATAGCTTTTGCTTCTTTATCGGCCACCAGCTTTTCAATGCGCGCGCCAAATGCGTTAGGGTCGACCACCGGCGCGCTGTACGCGTCGGCGATCTGCTGATCTAGCGAGCGCACCTGACGCTGCACGGACTTTTCTGTTGCGCCGCTGATCAGCGCAATCTCTTCCGGCTTGATCGACGACAGGTCAACCTTCGACGGGTCACCAAACAAACGAATCTGATTGGCGCGCAGATCAGTCTTGGCACGAGCAAACTGTTCGCCGTACTTCGCCTTAAATACCGGATCACGCGACGACAGGTTCTCGATGAAACTGATGATGACCGGGTTGTCAGCCATCAGCGCACTAATCGGCATCTGTACGCGTGGGCTGCCTGGCGCTTTTAAGGACACACCTTCTTGCGCTTTAGCTGCCTGCTGCAAAGTAGTCAGGAAGTTCGGATCAGCAGCGCCCGCGGCGATAAAGATGTTGTTAATGCGGCTGTCGACATCACGCAGCAATTCATTTTCTGGCTGCACGCCGCGCAGTTTATCGACAACCTCTTTTGCTTTATCAAAACCTTTACCAACCAACGGGCCGGTTTTTAACGTGGCGCCAGCAACGTAACCAGTGCCAGCGCCGCCAAACAGCGAACCAACAACGCGGCCTGGCGTACCACCAACCTGTTCACCTGCTGTACCGCCAGCTTCAGCGCCAGTGCCGACAACAAACTGTTCTGTTGGACGGGCGACGACTTGCGCAGCCGGCCCCATGCGGCGCACGCCTGCCAACGGTGGGAATAAATACGACGCAGGGTCTACCGCTGCTTCAATACCTGTGGCCAGTACGCGCTCACCAAACGTCTGCGGTAGAGCGCCTGTCATTGGCATACCTAGCGATTCAAACATCCGTGCAGCAGGCTCTGTCACGGCAGCTTGCCCACGCCTAAACGACTCGCCCGGCGTCGCCGCAGGTTTCTGCGCCGGCAGTCCAGCGGCGCGCGCGCCCAGCTCATACGGATTGATGCCGAGTTGGGTCATATAGTCAGAAATCATCTGACTAACGCCTGTTACTGCACCCAACGTACCGGTCAAACCGCGCTTCGCCGCCTCGGCACGGAAATCGCCCGTAGGCGCCGGCGTTGGCGCGGTCATGGTAGAAGCGATCTCTTCTAACTCATCATCAGTCAGCGCTTGATCTGTCCGAAACGATTTTCCGTCAACGGTATAGGTGTAGCCCATGTTAATCCTCAGTGATGGTTACCGTCTTACCACTCTTTAATGTTCTGGTCGTGGTTTTACCGCCGCCACCACCACCGCCCGCACCACCGCCCGCACCGCCACCCGCACCGCGCGGCTCGAACTCAGGGAAGTTAAAGATGAGCGTCGTGTCGTCCTCTGTATACCCCGCCCGCGTTGCTATCTTTTTCTGATTCGAAATTTCTTCTTTGGCTTTCTTCGCTGCTACCGTGCGAATCGCTTTCAGAGTGCTGAGTAGCTTTCTTTGTGTGTCGGCAGTCGGTGTCGACGTAAACAAAGTCGACAGATAATCTGCTGTCCCGCCAATCAAAGAAGGGTCTGCGCCGGCCGCTTTCAATTCTTTCTGACTCAAGTCGCCCGCGCCAGAAATAGCCCGCGCAAACTGCGTCTGCGCTGCACGGAACGATGCAAAGTTACTAGTCTTAAGCGAATCCGTTATGTTAGTGATAGCCGAATCGGCTGCGGTAACTGTTTTGCGGAACGGATCGATAGTGCCAATAACTTTGTCACGGAACGCAGGGATATCTTTAGCGCCATCTTTTGTTGCGCCTGGTATAGCGAGTTTAGCCGCGCCCTTCTCAGCCCTTGTGCCTTGACGCTCTTCAACCAGTTTATTAACGGCGGCCTTTTGAGTTTGAGTCAAGCTGCCGAAATTCGCGTTGTATAACTCCTGCGCAGCAGCTTCTCTATCCGTGCCGTACGAAACCTCTTTTTCAGGCTTTTGCTCTTCAAGCCGAATTGCATCGTTTACTGACTTTCGTTCGGCAGGTGATATCTCTGCATAGGGCTTATTAAATAGCTCAAACGATTTAGTCTCTACTTTCTCGCCAAACTTTGGTGTGCCGTCCGCCTGCGGTAACCCTGCTAACGTGTCGTCAATCAAGCGCAGCGCTTCTGCGCGGTCCGGCGCATCGGCAGGCAATGCTTCTACCGCGCGGCGTTGTTGTAACAACTGAGCGCGAGCGTTCGCAATCCGAAGTTTTTCTGGTTCGGACGCCGCAGCGCCCGCACGCATACGCTGCTGCTGCAACGCTAGTTCGCTCTGTGCCTTGCGCGCGTAGTCGGCCAACGTCAGCGCGCCTTGTTGGTCACCCACCTCGGCAAGCTGCTGCGCGGCGTTTAGGATCGACTCAGGGTTCGACGGGTCTACGCGTTGCATAACTGCTTGCCGTGCGCTGATGATCTTTAGCTGCGGGTCTTCGCCGCCAAGCATCCTGCCTAGCGTGCGGCCTAGTTGACGCCCCGCTAAATTCGCACCATAGGTTACGCGCTGGTATGGGTCGAGGTTAGCGTACTGCGCCGCTTGCTCCCGCATCAACGCATCTTGCTGCTGTTGATACAGCTCTGGCGATGCAAACAGACCTAAGATTTCGCTTGCCATTGTCGGCTCCTAATTAATTAACTTACGGGCCCATGTAGTTAGGGTCAAGGTACCCGGCTTGGCTTGCTGACCATTGGCCTAAGTTGTACTGATCTGTCGGCGTTAACCTACGGCCACTAAATAAATTGCCTAGCCCAGACAAGAACTGTTGGTCAGACCCAAGGGCACGCATAAACGACGCGGTTGGATTCAGCATATTGGCGGGCAGCATAGTGCGAGCTGCGCCTACCCCGCCACCGTACAGGAACTGACCAACATTAGCGCCTGCGGTTGCCGAGCGTCCGCCCAACTGCGCGCCGATATCGAGTGGTTGCTGACCTAAACTCTCTAGCGTGGATATGCCGCCGAGCGTCGTCATGAACGGCGACAACGCGCCAGTGACGCCCGACTCATACTGACCAAGCAAACCAGCGCCGGTGTTGAACAGGCTGGTGCCGAAAGCGTACTGCTCTTGGCCACGCTTCTGCGCTTCTGCCGACAATGCCGCGTCCTGTTGCGCCAACGCGTTGTAGTACGCTTCCATTTCAGGGTTAGCCGCAGCCAAACCCGCGCCGCCGCCTGGGCGCTCGCCTGTTGCACCGATCGACAGACCCGTACGGCCGGTGTTAAAAAGATTAGTACGCACGCCGGCCAATTGACGCTCGCGTCCGGGCGCTAACAAATCCATTTGGCCGGCCATGTATTTCTCGGCGACCTCTTTTGGCGACTCGCGCAAGTAACTTTCGCCCAAATCCATGATCGACTGACCAGCGAAGCGCAGCGGCTCATAGTATTGCGACGCCGCTTCGGCTTCACTCAACCGTTGCCCCGTCAACGCCTCTAACCGACGTTGGTACTCTTGGATCATCGGCGAGGTCGTATACCCCGCGCTAACCAGTTGACCGTTTTCGTCGAAGCCGAAATTGCTGCCACCAAACCGCGTCGTTATGCCGACCGGCCTAAAGCGCGCCGCTTCAGCAGCTAGACGTGCAGCGGCAAGTTGCGCGTCGGCGCTAATCTGGGAGGCATCGCGCGTGGCGTCTGCCTCTATCCCTGCGCCAAAAAGGTTAAAAATACTGTCTAAAAGAGACATGCTAATTCCCCTTGTTCTCTAATACTTCAATCCGTGCAACCGCTTCTTGCAGCGCGGCGACCAACAGCGGCACCAACTTCGCCTGGTCAATCGCCTGCGGCTTAATCGATCCGTCCGCCTTCACAGCGTCCTTCTCGCCGACGATGGCCTCCGGCACGACAGGCGACACCTCATGCGCCAAGAAACCATCAACGGCTGGCGCGTCAGGCGTCGCAATCCACTTGAATCGATACGGCGACAACTCTTTAAGCCGCGTGATCGCATTGGATAGCGGTACGACGTCCGTCTTCAGACGATAGTCGGATGACGTGTTGTACGAAGTTGATGAGCCGCTAGTGGTGATAGAACCAACGTCAGACAGCGTGCCGGTGGCCGCAGATGTACTGGACTTCTGGAACAGTACCAGTTGCGTGATGCCAGACCCAACGACGTTAGCTTGCGCCCAACCGCTGGAGTTGTTATTGAAGAACACAGCGCCAGGGTTAGTCGAGTTCTGCTGGCAAAACAAATTCCACCCAGCGGCGGGATTAGTCGTGCCCACGCCGATCGTGCCGGTGAAGGTCTTCTCGCCCGACACCGTTTGCGCGGTGTCCGTCGTTTGTGCGGTAGATGGTAGGCGGCTTGCGTTTAGTGTGCCGCTGGAAATATTGCTCGCGCTAAGAGACGTCAACGATGCGCCAGAGCCCGAGAAACCTGTCGCGGTAACCGTACCAGACGAAATAGTGACTCCGGAGTTATTCGCAAGTAGCGTACCTTCCGTATTGTTGAACGTCGCCACAGCGCCGACGTTAGACGTCGCGGGTCCAGTGACGTTGCCCGATCCTGCTGCGGCGCTGTCTGCTTTCGTAGCAATCGCGATCGCAATGTTGTTGAACTCGGTGTCAATCTCGGTGCCCTTGACGATCTTAGCTGGGTTGCCCGAAGACAGCGCGTCCTTGGCCGCAAAGTCAGTTGATTTGGTGTAATCGCTCACAATAACTCCTTAACTTACGCGGCCGTTCTTGGCCTGAATTTCAATCTTTTGAATAGACAACGGGTACCCATTAACGTCGGCTTCGTACCCTGTCTGCACAATCTTGCCCGACCCACTGCCTTGGCCGTACAAAGTCTGAAGCGCTATGCCGCCAGCATACTCGGCGATGTTGTACTCAGCGATGCCATATTCGTAGGTATTCTGCGCGGGGATCTGGACGTTCTGCGAAAGATAGTTTTCGCTGAAGTCAAACCCCCACTTCAGCGTGAGAAACTGATTCGAGCCGCCAATCACCACCACACTGACGCGCTTCAAAATAGACGTGACGTTCGGGTCGCCCAAATCCGCGTGGTTTGTAAAGTAAGAAAAACGGTAGGTAGTCGTGTCATCCAGATACCCGCCATATTGACCGATGTACCCGACCTGACCAATCAGTAGCGTGCCGTCACGCTTGGCCAGTAACGCAGTAGGCTCAATGTGGTCCCACTCGGTAGCGCGTAGCGATCCGTCTTGCAAAGGCGCGCGGGTGTCGAACACAAATGCGCGGCCAGAGGTTTGGAATGTGACTACATAGAACGCGTTAACTTCAGAGTAAACGGCCTTAATGCTGCTTGGCACTTCACCCAGTGCTACAGCCATCAAATCGTTACGGACGTTTTTGCTCAAGTCATTAAACGGCGCGGACTTCTCTTGAATCGTTCTGGAGATAGACCGCACGCCGCTGTTCGACAAGAACACCACGTCGGTGTTGGTGTTCTGGATGGAGTCGCGCGCGATGCAACCGATACCGCCCACCGTGTCGTACAGCGACATCGTCGATGGCGAGTTAGCACCTTGGTAGACCAATATCTGGCGCTTACCAAAGATGAACAGGAAGTTGTTATGCGCAGCGAGCCCCGTAATTTCGTCCGGCCCGTTTGGCCAGACCGTGTTCACGTTCAAACTGCCTGCCGTGCCGGTACTCCAAATGTGGCCCGACAACAGATCGGAGAAGTACACCGTCGACTTGTTAGACGCTGTGCTTGCAACCCATAAGCGACCATAAGCGGAAATGCAGATGTCGCCCTGCTGAACAGTCGATACGTAGCCGGTCTTTTCACTAACGCGGCGATAAGTCGTCGTGCTAACGGCCGGATCGTAGATCAACGGATCGTGGCCAGTCTGGAAAAAGTACGTAATGCCGCTTAACGACGCGCACTGCCAATTGCTTGCAGAGATCGTTGGTGCGGTGCCGCCACCACCGTAGGTCAATTCGGTAACCGCGTTCGAAGTGCCTAGCTTGAATATTTTATTGTTGCCGGCAAACAGCACGGTTAACGTGCCGTCTGTCTGCACCAGCTCATGAATGACGCCGACTGCATTAGCGCCTAGGTTGCCCGAGCTGCTGTTTACTTTCGTCCACCCTTTACGCGCGCCTACACGACCGTACTGGTCAATCACGCAGTTATTAGCCGTCAGCGCGAAGCCCGACGCTAAGTCTAGCGGCGAGTCTTGCGTATTCAGGCCATAGAAACCTGGCGCTGAAATGCTGAAGGTGAGAATCGGCTGGCTCATGTCGGCACGAACTCCTGAAACTCAGGGTAACGCGACACTTCCAAGGCAATATAGTCCGACAGCATCGTGCGGTACAGCGCAAACGCTTCGGATGAACTCAGCCCGCCATCTTCGCCACGCTCAACCAGCGCGCGGGCATACGCGCTCTGGATCACCAGCTCTGGTTTGACCAACAAGACGTCACTATCAATAGCTAAATCGTCTTGTGGAACAAAAACAAAGAACTTTAAGCTATATACGTTGTCAGGCCGTGGGTACAGCGTGACCTTGGTATCGCCAGATGCGTCGACACCATCAAAAGCGAATTCGGTTGGTGAGCTGCTAGTGGGCGTCGAGAAGTTCTGCTTGCGCTGCATCTGCGAGTTGCTCAGATTGCGCATGACCACGTTGTCGGTCACATTGAGCGCGTCCTCGACGCGGAACTTCTGCCCCGCCCCCGTCATGCTGTATTCGTAAGTGCCGGCGACAGTTGTGATCGTGATGGTCTGCGCCAACACGTTCCAAGAATAGGCGTCCTCTACTTGGCGCTTGGCGTCGTTCACCAGCCGGCCGATAAGCGAGGAGTACGTCGTTTGTGTCGACGTCTGGACGGAAGTTTCGCGCAGCCGCGCGAGGACTTCGTTAATGATTTCGAGATAAGTCATTTTTTCTTCGCCTTATTCCTTGCGGAAATAGCTTTAGCTTTTGCCTTTGCATCAGCTTTGGATGAGGCGCCCCAGGCTTGAAGCGACAACAGCAGCCTGGTTGGCTCGCCGTCTTTACGCTCTGGGCCGGGCATGTTGCCCATCCTTGCGAGAAAAGAAGCTCGTCTCGGGTTGTCGCCGGATTTGACCGGCGCTTTCAGGGTTCCCCCTGTTTCTGCATTATAAGACGCTCGGCCTTTAGCATTCAAGCCGCCCTTGGGGTTTTGACCGGCTTTTCGCTGCCAAGCGGATGTTTTCATTTTTTCCTCGGCTTCGCGGTCTTAGCGGAGTCTTTAAACGCGGCAGCCGTAGGCGCGCCTTTTGTGCCGGGCTTTCTCATCTTTTCCCCCGACCCAGCAGCGATGCGCTTACGCTTGGCGTTTATGTTGGCATACAGGCCGGGCTTCATTTTTTGGCCTTCTTCTTGGCCAATCCTGCCATGCTCAAACCAATCGCAACCGCCTGTTTCTGTGGGTAGCCTTCCTTGCGCAGTTTGCTGATCTTGGCCGAAGCTGCCGCTTGCTTGCCTTTTTTCGTATATGGGTACTTCTTTCCGTCAACCATTGGCATGATGTCACCCCTTAAAAAATAGACGATCTGCTACAAAGGTCATGACGCCGCCGATCGCAGAAGCTACCGACATGCCAACCCAAAACCCACCCTTGGACTTGTTGGCCATCTCTAGCAACTGTTTGACGTCATCGCGTAGCCCGTGAACTTCTTTCTGCAACGCTTCGACTTGCGCCTCTAGCTTGCCGAACTCTCTTGGGTCAATTTCCGACATGTTCTTTCCTTGGGCGGCCAGGACGACGCGCGTACTCTGGCGGCGTCATAGCGAGCTGTCTGGTTTCATCCTCCACGGGAGCGTCTTCATCAACACGGACGTATCCAGCGTGGCCTTTCATGCTGTCTATATCGTGCTGGAGCGTAAACGTAACAGTTTGCCCGCTTTGTAAGCAGCGGAATGTCGCGGCCATGTTGCCTCCAGAAGTGAGATCGGGGGCCGAGGCCCCCGGGTATTACGCGATGGAACGAACGACGACCAGACGCAGTGTTGCCGACGCCAAGTCGACAGTGCCGCCGGTTTCGTTTTGGAAACGAATGCTAACGGTGTCGGCTGCGCTGACATACGCAGTCACGATCAAGCCCGCCACGTCAACAGCCAGCGAAGCGCTTAACACCATGTCGCCCAAGGCTACGCCTGGAACAGCAACGGTGTCGGTGTCGCCAGCGCCGTCAGACAAGCTGTCAGCGTTCAGCGTGGCGCGAACCAGCCAAGTGTTGGAATACAGACCGCGAAACTGGTCAGTGCCAGCGCGGACAACTACAGAACTAGCGTTTGCCATGATGTTCTCCTAATTAGGTTAGCCCCCCGGCTTTCACCGGGGGAGTTCAATTAGGCTGGAACAGCCAGAGCGAATGCCGAGGACGACAGTGCTGCGCCGGTGGTGGCCGCAGTACGGATTGCCTTAACGCCGTACAGAGTGTCAGCAGTGAACAGGGTACCGAGGTATTCCTGCTTGTACTGAGTCTGCGAACGAACTGCCATTTGCTCAACCAGCACCATCGAATCGCGGTGACCCATCAGGCAGATACGGTCGGCGCCGCCGCTACCAGCACCGAAGTCGGCGTTGGAAGTGACGAACACAGGGATACCGTACAGGTTACCGATCTCACCGTTGCGGATGGCGCTGCCGTCACCCACAAAAGCCTGTTCGGTGTAGCGTGCCAGACCCATCAGGGTGTTACGCGACGACGGTGGGATGATGAAGAAACGACCATCCATTGGGGTGTCGTTGTCATCCAGACGCTGGATCGTGCGACGGATAGCAGCATCGGTCAGTGCAGCAGCGTTCGATGTCGAGCTGTTGTACGCGGTGGTGCCGTCCGAGCCAATGTAGGCTTTGGTCGTCGATGTCGAAGTTGCATAGTCGTCGGTGCCAACGGTTGCGCCGTTGAATGCACGGCCGAGCTGCACCAGATCAGTATCAACACGGCGAGCCAGTGCATAACCAGCGTCGGCAGTGTAGAACTGACGCAGCGAGTTCAGCGCTTGCGCCTCGACGATGTCCTCGATCAAGCGGCTGTATTCATAGTGCTTGTTGATCGATACCTGGACTTCGGATTCAGTTGCAGCGATCAGTGTTACAGCGTCGGTCGATACTTTGGCCGATGCGGAACCACGGGTCGGTGCTGGGATGTGGACGGTGTCACCCTTCTTGCCCTTGAAGTTCATCTTCATGACCAGGTTGGCCAGAACAAGATTCTTCTTGTAAGCAGCAATAATCTCATCACTCCAAATTTCTGGGATGAATGTTGCTGCTGTTGTTGGGGTAACGCTATTTGCTGGGGAAAAAGCTGTATTAGCCATGTTTAACTCCTTGAGGTCAAAAGTTTATTTGACCCTTCCCTCCGCGTAGGCCGCCATAATTTCTTCAGACAGCGCATCGTATCGGGCTGGGTCCGTCATTTTCAGCCGAATAAGGTCAGCACGTCGGTAAACTCGCTTCGAACTCTCCCCGGTTCCACCACTGTCGACTTGCACGGCCTTCATGGTCTGCTGGCGCGCAGCAGTTGCCTGCTGTTTGGCCTGCTCACCACGAATGTTGCGCAATTCTTTGTAGGTAGAAAACAATTCGTTCGCCGAATCGAAGTCAGCTTGGCTGTCTGCTTTAGCGTACAACCCAATGCGTACTGGGGACGACTTAACCCAGTTTGCAAAGTCCTCACTTTGGAGCAATTGCTCAAAATCAGGATGTGTCTGCGCCAGCTTTTGCCTTGCCTGTAGCGTCTTGAACTGTGCGGATGCCTCGCGGGCGGCCAGCACATCAGGATGCGCTTCGATCGTCTTCTGAATTGCCTTCTTCGGGTCGTCGAAGAAATCTACTTCCGGCTCTTCTTTTTCAACAGTTGTTTGCCGCGCGCCGAGATTCTGCTTGATTAGCTCGTCTGCCAGTTTCCGCACTTCCCCGACTTCTTGCGCCTGTCTTCCGATGACCTTTTCGGCCTCTTGATGCATCTTGATGATGTCCTCAAGCGACTTATTTCGGTACCGATCCGGTAATTCCGGCTTAGACTCGGCTACTGCTTCGGGTAGTTTCGCTTCCTCTGCCTCCAACTCGCTAGGCATCTCAGGTTCTTTGTCAATCAACATGTTTGGTTTCCTTTTCCTGCCATCTTTTGGTTCCCAGGATTAAACGGGGCCGCGTGGGTTTATCCGTTTGCTTTACGTTCCGATTCTAACTTTTCGCGGTGTTTTCGGTCAAACTGGTGATACGCAGTTGGAAAATGACCTGACCACCCCTC